GACGAAAATAAAAATATATCTCCAGGTTCTAAACCATGAGCTGCTTTATTTACAGTGACAGTTGCTGATGTGTTTACAGTATCAAAAGTACAACTTGTTAAAGCAGTACCGAGAGGGGTTATATCAAAAAAAGCACCCTCGTAATAAATTACTAATACTTTGTTTGTACCTATTGCAGCGTATTTCCTACCATCTAAATCAGCCCAAATAAATTGTTCTCTTGCTGCTCCAATTATAGTGTTTTCTAAAATTTGTTCCCAACCGCCTATTTTTTCAGGCAATCCATACCTAAACCTTACAAAATCACCATCAGTCCACTTACCTTGTGCTCCTGTTTGAGTGACTTGTTTGTTAAATCCTGGGGCTATATCTACTTTTGTCAAAGGCATATAGGTATTATACCTTAATAATTAAATCAATTAAACATCATTTGGTTTTTTTACTTTAATTTCTTGGTCTATATTTGTCGACATATTTTTTGTTCTAGTATCAAATTTTTTCTGATATTCAAAAAAAAGACTCATAAATAAATTAATAAAATGTTTTAAAAACTCAACAGATAGTATGAGTTTTTTGTTTTTTTTAATTATTTCTATCTCTTGATCAGTAAAAACTATTTCGCCTGATCCATCTTCTCTTTGATTTATTTTCATTATTTAGTCCCCCAAAATTTTCTTTTATCCATATAATGTTCTTTATTGTTACCTTCAGCATCAACGTAATGTAAAAATGTTTGAAACTGATGATCTCCCTCAAATTCTTCTCTCCAATGTTCAACCTCGCATCCAAGATAAACAGCTGCGTCTCCCCTTTCTAAATCTAAAGGATTACCATCCATATATATAGGCCATTTTGTTTTATCACTACCTATTAAAATTGTAACACTTATTTCACATGCAGGTCTATCCGTATGTTTTTTTAAAATTGCAAATTTAGTATATGTTCTCCAAAAAGAGTAAGTTGCAAGTAATTTTTTTCCTGTTTCTTTTTCCATTAAAGATTGTTTTTTTAACATTAAAGAATCCATAATTGGATCTCCATAAAAATAAGTATCTCCAATATTATTTTGTTCAAAATCAAATTCAGTAAAATTTGTTCTATGTCTTATTTCACAATATAAAGAAAACAAATCTATTTCATCTTTTGATAAAAAATTTTTAATTATCTTATATTTAAAGTCTTTACCTATAATGCCCACGCTACTACTGAATACCTTTCTCCACTTATTACTGGTTTGACAGAATGTGGGTATAAAAAATTACTTGGAAATATAACTAATCTATTTTTCTTTTTTTCTATTGTAGTTTGTGCTTTTGAGTCAGGGTAACCAAAAATTAAATCTCCACCTTCGTAATCATCGTTTACAAAAAATACGCAACTCAAAGTTCTATGAACGTCAGGAGCATCATCAGTGTGAAATAGATAATGTCCTCCAGGAATATATTTTAATATTTGAACATCAATTATTCTTGTAGGATTTTTTATATCATATAGTTTTTGATAATCTCTACAGAAAGTAGAAAAAGCATAAACTAAAAAATTTGACCAATGTACCTTAGTTAAACTTTTGTCATCTAAAGAATTCATGTTGCACCATAAAGTTTTTCTAATTCTTTCATTTACGACATCTTTATTACCTTTTTCATCACCTAACACTTTTGCTTTTTTATAATCAATCTCTTTACAATATTTAAAAAAATAATTTAATATGCTTTCAGGAAGCATTTTATCGAATACACAAATATAATTATGTACGTCTTTTTTTATTTCCAAATTTTTTTTGACCATATAAATTGTTTGTAGTTGTGTAAAAGTTTTTTCCTATAAAAGAAACCATCTTCTTCCCTTTCCTTAACATTACCAGGTTCTATTTTCATTTTCCATGATTGTCTTTTAAAAGGTATTATTTGAACTAAAGGAGTTCCTCTTTCAATAGTAGTTTTAAGACTTTTATATTTGTCTCCATTTATAACAATAGGAAAGTTAATTTCTATTTTAAATGTGTCTGTATCCACAATAGCAGGAATAATTGAAAAACGATCGTCAGTATTATTAAGTGGTGGTACAAATAAACAAGAATACCCTGGAGGTGTTTTAATAACCCAAGGGTTCATAATTTTATGAAACGGTTGATTCATATTTTTTTCTACTAATGGACTACCCTCTAATTGTTCTATGTTGTGCATTTGTTTTTCACCATGATAGTTTAAGTTAAATTCTTTTCCTAAAACTTCTCTATTAATAGGTGTTGTAAAACCACAAATTTTTTTACCATCTAATATTGTGTTGTGCTCTATTGAATAATCAGTAGGACATTTTAAAATATAACCAGCTGTTAAACTTTCTAAAAATGGCACACAACCTTTTACAGTTAATACTGATATGTCATGCCCTAATTTTTTAAACCACTGAGGAATATTTAGTTTAGAAGGTATAGGAAGAATATCTTTATTATTTTCAATATATGCTTTAGGTGCCTTAAAAGTTATAGGTATTTCAAACATACATACCTATTTATATTAATTAGGGTATTTGTAAAGGGTGAACGTAAGTTATAGAATTTTCTTCACAATATTGTTCCCAACTTTTATCTAATGGATAAGTTATTGACGAATAATCAAAAGATTCTAAAGTATTTGAATAAGACTGAATAGAGTTGTGTAATGATTTAGTGTCATTACCAGTTGAAGGCTCTAAAAAATCATTTATTAAAGGTTTTATTGTTGCGTGATATCTTTTTAACGCATCTGCATCTGCAAAACTTTGATTAATATCAAAGTCCACAACACTTATTGTGTTATTAACAAAATTTAAAACCGCTGTATTTTTTTTAATTTTATTAAATTCATCATCACTTATTGTATGTGCAACTGCAGGAGGAAAAAAAATATTAATCTCGTTTTTTTCAGTTTCATTAGATGCTATTTTATGCACACCATTATTTAAAGTTATTGCAAAAGCCATTATTGTCCTCCATCATCTAAGTATGTTAAGTGTCCACCTTGACCTGCACTTCCATTAAAAGGGTTACCTTGAGGATGGAATGCAGCAGCTCCACCGCCTCCAACATCCGCTATTAAATAACCGTTAGGAATTGTAAATTCTGCGTTTGATGCTGTTGCATTACCTGCATTAGGACGGTTACTGTGACTCCCTCCTGATCCTGGCCCTGGAGGTCCTCCTTCAGCAGTAAATAAATTTGTTACACTTGTAGTTCCTCCAGTCGCACCATCTCCTCCAGAGGAAGGTGGAGCAGATCCTCCAGAACCACCGCCTCCAACAGAAAATGCAAATGTTGTGCTTGCTGCTACGTTACCTGTGTAAAAGCCAGCAGCCCCACGGCCACCAGCTCCCCCTCCACTTCCAGGTTTATGTGAAGCACCGCCTCCGCCTCCGCCTCCGCCATAAGCGTACGCATAATATTTAGAAGCGTTAGCTGGTGATGTGTAGTTTCCTGAAGCTGGACCATTTTTAACAATTCTTGGAACATAACTTCCGTCTCCTCCTGCTCCTGATGAAGCAGCAGTTAATCTTCCTTGGGCATCCACTGTAATATTTGCTGTAGTGTATGATCCTGCAGTTACAGATGTGTTTGCTAATTGATCAGCACCAACAGCATCGTCAGCAATTTTCGCCTGAGTTACGGCATCATCATTAATTGTTGCAGTTATAACTGCGTTGTCAGAAAGTTGTGCAGCTCGAATTGCATCATCTGCAATTTTTGCATTCGTAATTGCATCGTCTGCTACTTGAGCTGTACCTATAGTTCCTCCTAAAGTATCAAGAGAAACTTCATTTAAATTTGTTCCATCTGAATATGCTGCATAAATTTTTGCAGCGTCAGGAGTAAATCCTGTTCCTGATGCAGTTTTAATTGTAAGATTTGATGGATTTGTTAATCCTGAACAATCAAAGATATAAAATTTTTCTATTGAATCTGGTATCGTACAAACTGTACTTGCTGCAATTGTTGCAGTTGCAAATTTAATTACTAAATTTCTGGCATTTGAAATAGCTCCATCAGACATTACAAGTGCTAATGTTCCACCACTTGATAAAGTAACTTGTTCAAATCCAGCGATTGCTTGTTGCACTAAGTTTAAATTTGTGTTTGTTTTATCACCCCATGTACCAGCGTTTTCACCAGTAGTCATTAATTCTAGTTTAAGATCACTTGAGTAATTTGATGCCATAAAAAATTCTCCTTAATATTTTGTATTTTACATGAATCAAGCAGCCAAATCAACTATAGTCCAAGTATTAGATACACCTAAATCTATTTCAGCCCATGCTGTTATATTAGGACTTCCAACACTAGCTGTCAATTGTATGCCTGAAACATCTATACCCGCAGTTCCTGTAACTGTTACTGATCCTATTGAAGATGTAGCTTGTAATCCTGATTGACCAATAATTTGTCCTGGTATTTCAGCATGTTGACCAAGAGACATAGTGGCTACATTTCCACTTACTGATTCAACTGTGGTCTGAACCAAAGTAAATGTGCCCATGGTGAATGTTGCAGATATTCCTGTTACATCAACAGGGGTTTTTAACCCTGCAACTGTGCTACCAATAGAACTAGTTAATGATCCAGCACTTGTAACAGTCACATTAGCATCTGCATCAAAAGAAAGACTTCCAATTGTGAAATCTAATTGATCCTCAGCCGCAAAAACAGTTATGTCTTGATCAATTTGTAAAGAAAAACTTCCTTGTGTTGATGTTAACTGTCCAGCACTTGTTACCGAAACTGTTACATCAGATTTACCAACCGCTGATCCAATTGAAGATGTAATTGATTGTCCTGAAGCGATAACTGAGTACGCAGCACCCCAAGCTAGATTGCCCCATGCTCTTCTACCCCAACCAATACCTGTTAATTGAGATTCATCAACTGTTGCTGTTCCAATACTTGAAGTTAAAGATATTCCTGTGTTTGGAACTCCTATGCCCACAACTGCGCTTCCTATACCAGCAGACATTGTTACAGGTCCAGCTGTAACCAAAGCTGATGTACCTCCAACTGAGGCTCCAATACTTGATGATAATGAAATTCCTGAAACACTTACATCAGCATTTGCTGTAACTGATTCAGAACCTATTGATGATGTTAATGATATGCCACTAACGGAAACTATTTCGTCAGAAAGGTCTCCCCATTCTGATGCTCCCCATGTCTTTCGTCCCCATCCAGTGGCCATATCATTTTATTCCTTATGCTAATCTTAAGATCGCAGCAGATGTTGTAAATGCAGGAAACTGAACAGTAAATGTTCCAGATGTTGCAGTCTTGTCTCCACCAAAATCTAATACAGCTACTGCATCAGTAGTATTTGAACCACCATCAGTTGTTGTATTGTAAATTAGGGCACCTCTTGCAGTAAGAGTTACACCTACAAATGATAAATCAGCAAAATCAGTAATCGCTACTGATGATGAAACTTTTACACCTTGATTAACTAAAGCTTTTCCGCCAGCAGAATATCCTGATGGAGATGATACTTCGTTACTAGTCGTGTAATTTTCAGTTGATTTACCTAAAGTTGCAGAACTTGTGTACATCGCTAACTTATACGTGTCAGATGATGTGTCAAAGTCATGCTTACCTTGTAGTAATTCTTTTTTAAAAGAATCACAAATTGCATTTGTTGTTATTGCCATTATTGGCCTCCTTTTTAAATTATTGGTTTGGAGAAGGCGATGGAACAACCACTCTTGGAACACCATCATCATACTCCGCACGTCTTCTTCTACCCATTTGTTGAAGGGCAAAATTCTGTACTTCTTCAGTATACTTGGTTTGATAGAGGTTGTATAGATTCTCTGGTCCTTTTAAAAATCTAAATGCTTCTGCAAGCACTCCATGTAATAACATTGACTCTTGATATTTAGCTAAGTAAGTTTGATTAGTTGAAGTAAATTCTGGTGGATCTTGAATATAATTAATTTGGACTGTATCTGCAGAAGCTGGAGTTGGAGCTACAATAATATTAAACTCATCCCAATTAGCATAATACTTAGGTGTTCCTTGAGTCCCTGTTCCATTAAATTCAGAAATAAAACTTGTATCTCTTTTTTCTAAAAAAGTTCTGCCTCCACCTGATCCTATATGCTGAATAGATCTTAAAATTAATGCATCTGATGGCATTGATACTGCCCTATTACCAGCAGTAAAAGTTGAGGTAGCGTATTTTCTAAGATCATCATAATCTACCTTACCTGCAATATCTAATTCAACATTTCTAATAAAATCTTGAATAATAGCATCTGTTAAAACGTTACTTGATACTTCTGTATAGTTTCTTACTTGTGTTAAAAAATCTGAATGTGTTATAGCCATTATGAAATACTTACTCCTACTGAACCTATTGAAGAAATAAGTT